GACCATAAGACAGGTCACAGATCTCGAAATAAATTTCGGTCACAAGTTCTTCTATATATTTGTTCATTTGAATATCCTTTTCTCTACTGTTCCGTTGACTTTTCGGGCGAACGTGGTCGCATTGGCTTTGGTTGTGAATCGTCTACAAGCTAGCGACTCAATTCCGCCCATATAGGTTGTGTAAGTGACTGACCACATCAGCGAGCCTCCCATTCAACTAAAAAAATAACCCCGTTCTTGACTTGCGCCTCAACACGGGTAGCCCGTGATTCATCGGTATCAAACCATTCAATAAAGGTATCACCTGACCCATTGGCATGGTCGTTGTAAACAATTGCAAATTGATCAGCGCTATCGGTTGGGTCAAAATCTAAAAGTGCGTATTTGTTCATTTTGTGCTTTCTAAGAAATGTTCAGCGACTCGCCTGAGTATCTCAAGCGCCTCGATATACTCAATCTTGCCCATGTCATATTGAGCATAGATGTCGTTGACTGAGAAATGTAAATCGTCTAAGGGGTTGGTGTTCATAGCGCCTCCCGATCTCTGTAGCCTTGATTTAACTTGATCTCTTGGATATAGATGTCGATGTTGCTTTCATCTTTCCACCAATTGATAGAAATGTGGTATTGCTTGCCATGCTTTCTGAGGGTTTTATGTAAGGCGCTCAAGGCTTGCGCCTCCGTTTCGCCTAGCGCCTCGAAACTGAATCTACGGCTTTCGCCTACTGCTAAATAAAAGGTTTTCATACGCTTACGCTCCTGTTTTCTTTCATCATTAAATCGTCAGTTACTTCAGTAAATGTCCAACAGTCGCCATCGTGCCATGTGCCTAGATGGCGATCCTTTCGGTCGTAATACAAGTGAATAGGCTTATCAGATCCACACCCCCAAGCCCTCTCAAAATGCTTGCGATAGCCTAGAGGCTGATTGGCATTGATGTTGTAGAGCAAAGCCTCAAAGGCTTTTTTGCTCATGTTTTTATAGTTGGTTGTAGACATTATTTGACCCTCATCATGGCTAAATTGTCGAGATTGAAAGCGTCGTTAATGGCGCAATCTTTGAAATATTCCTCGATATGCTCATAGAAATCAGCGCCATCGAACTCGTCAACGTCAAGGTATATGCTATCCCCATACTTAGCTTTGAGGCTCTCTAACGTGTGCAGTTCGACTATCTCGCCATTGTTCCATTCACAAGCATAAATGCGTTCTTTTATGTCGGATAAATCAAGTGGAAATGTGATCATTTTAAAACCCTCCTAATAAGCCATAGGCTAGAAATGCGCCAAGAATTGCGCCCATAAGGCAAGCGCCCAAAACGTCCCAAAGTGTTGGTTTTTTATTAAGCATGGTCAGCCTCATCCGCTTTAACGTCGAGATCAGAAGCCCAAGACTCTAAGTCGTGTAAGCTCATCTCGCCTACTTCAATTTCTATTTCTTCACCATCAACAGAGGAAAACCAAAGCGCTTGGATCTCATCAGACCCAAGACTAATAAACAGAGTGAAGTTGTAATCTTCTAAATATAGATACACATGACCTGAGGTTTTATTCTCGCTTGCCTCGCCATATCCTGATAAATCCATTCCAAGATCAGAGGCTTTTGTAAGCAATTTGGCAATCTTGCGATATGCGTTATTGCCGAGGTTTTCATTAATTTGCATGATATTTCCTTTACTTTAGATTAGAAAATCGGTCTTTTTTGGAGCCGATATGTAAGCGTAAAGGATTTATTGAGGGTTTGCAATAGATTACGCAAATTATTTAGGGGGTTGTTGTTTTTTAGTTTGGTAGTCGTGGGTTAGTTATGGGTTAGTCATGAAACCAGGCGGGGATGACTAACGCTTAGAGGCACACAAACACTAGGAAAAGGGAGGTTGTTAGTCATGTAGTCATTATTTATAGATATATAGTCAGAGGTTGTATATTTGTTGTATTAATACCACAGATGTTATAAGTCAGCGATGTGTGTAGTCAAACTATATGACTAACATTTCCTGCTTTTTCTCCCCTGCTCCGTGCTTTCGCCAAAAAACCAAAAGCCTTTTGTAAGTCATGTTAGCCACCCAAAAGCTAATGACTGACATGACTAACAAAGGGATTGTGGCTTGCGACTTGCGTAGTCATGACTACATGACTTACAAACCACAAGCCCCAAGCTAAAAACTGTTAGCCTGGTGCAGCTAGATTTCGGCCTCCTGGCTGATAGCCCCCGGGTAGGGCCGGGAGAATTTAGGTTGTGGCTACGGAGGTATCACGAACAATTTTTTTATTTATAGCCAACACGCCCTTAAGCTTTTTATTTTTAAAATTTTTTGATACACTCACGCGTATGTTCATCAGCTTTCCATACGAACCTCGCAAGCTCAAAGCCACCGAAGGTCGGCTAAAGGCAATCATGGACGCTGCACGTCTAGGGCTAAAGGGTGATCGCCTCGCTATCGCCGCAGGCATGATGCCCACCGAGTACCGTCAGCTATGCCAGTTCGATCCCATCGTGGAGTACGCTGAACTCAAAGCGAGAGCCGAGTCGGAGATGTCCATGAGCAAAGTGCTACACGACGCAGCAGCGGGGGGCGACATCAAGGCAGCGACGACTATCCTTCAGAACCAGCACGATTGGGTAGCCAAGCAACAGATCAGCGTTGACATTGACCAACGCATCTCGATCAATCAAGCGCTAGAGATGGCGCAAGCCCGAGTAGCGCTGGTAGCCAATGAGCCAGAAGATGTGGTCTATACAGAAGTGAAACAGACAAAGAAGCTTAAAGCAGCCTAATGCAAGAGCCACGGTACTCCGCGCAAGATGAAATGGAACTCATGGCGCGCTTGTGGGCGCCCGCGCTTAAGGACAACCCACTCGCCTTTGTGATGTTTGCGTTTCCTTGGGGCGAAGTTGGTACACCGCTTGAACACTTCACTGGGCCACGCAAGTGGCAACGCCAGGTGTTGAACGACCTTGCAGATCACATCAAGAAGAACAATGGGCAGGTTGACTTTGACGTTCTCAGGTTAGCAATTGCCTCTGGTCGTGGTATTGGCAAGTCGGCGCTAGTGTCTTGGCTAGTCCTGTGGATGATGACTACCCGCATTGGCTCAACAGTCATCGTGAGCGCCAACAGCGAATCGCAACTGCGAAGTGTCACTTGGGCTGAGATCACTAAGTGGTCGTCCATGTCGGTCAACAGCTACTGGTGGGAGATCTCGGCAACGCGGGTGATGCCCGCCAAATGGCTCACTGAATTAGTCGAGCGTGACCTCAAGAAAGGCACACGCTATTGGAACTTGGAAGGACGACTTTGGTCGGCTGAGAATCCTGATGCGTTCGCTGGTGTTCACAACTACGATGGGGTAATGGTCGTGTTTGATGAGGCGTCAGGTATTGACGACTCCATCTGGGCGGTGACATCAGGCTTCTTTACAGAGAACACGCCCAACCGCTTTTGGTGTTGCTTTAGTAACCCGCGGCGCAACACGGGCTACTTCTATGAAGCGATCGAGGGTAGCAAGCGTGACTTTTGGCAATCTAGGCAGGTAGACGCTCGGGATGTAGAAGGCACCGATAAGAACGTCTATAACCAAATTATTGAAGAATATGGCCCTGATTCGTACCAAGCGCACGTTGAAGTGTATGGTTCGTTCCCATCGGAAGGTGACGATCAGTTCATCTCATCTAGTTTGGTGGATGAAGCAATGCAACGGGACAAATGGCAAGATGACTCCGCGCCCATTGTCATGGGTGTTGACCCCGCAAGGTTTGGCTCGGACTCAACAGTCATCGCCATCAGGCAAGGGCGGGACATCGTAGAGATCCGTAAGTTCAAGGGCGACGATACGATGGTAGTGGTCGGTCATGTGATTGAGGCCATTGAACAGTACAGCCCAGCAGTTGTGGCGATTGACGAAGGTGGGCTAGGCGCAGGCGTCGTGGATAGATTGAAAGAACAACGCTACAAGATACGGGGCGTGAACTTTGCAAACAAAAGTCGAAACCCTATGATGTTTGGCAATATGCGCGCCCAAATTTGGGGGCAGATGAAAGATTGGCTTAAGTCTGCAAGCATTCCTAAAGAGAAAACGCTTAAGACTGACCTCATATCACCGCTGATGAAACCTGACTCTAAGGGTGCTATCTACTTGGAGTCTAAGAAAGACATGAAAGCGCGTGGACTTGCGTCACCAGACAGTGCAGACGCTATAGCGCTGACCTTTGCGTTTCCTGTTGCACATCGGGAATCTAAAGGTATACTTCGCAAACAAACGTATCAGTCGCAAAGCGCAGCCCTTAACTCATGGATGGGGAGCTAGTATGTGGAAAACCGTTTTAGCAATTTTTAACTTCGGGCGTAAAAAGCCTAAAAAGGAGCAACCATGCCTCTCAAAAAAAGCACCAGCAAAGAAGCCTTCCGTAAAAACGTCTCAGCCGAAGTCAAAAGCGGTCGTCCGGTCAAGCAAGCCGTTGCCATCGCCTACTCGGTCAAGCGTGAAGCCGCGAAAAGCAAAAGCAAAAAATGATGCGTCCTTTAAATAACTGCGTATTAATTGAGCAGGATTATGAAAAGCTGTCCGATTTAATTGTTTTGCCTAAAGACAAGCTGTTTAGCGGCGTTATTGTTGCGGCGGGCGAGGGAAAGAAATTGCCAAAAGGCGGTGTAGAACCTATGGACGTAGCCGTTGGCGATCATGTATTGTTTGGTGAGCATAG